TTCTTCTGTACTGTCTATCTTAAAAGCACATAAAAAATTAGCAGTATCATCTTGCGTGTTTATATAATTTAAGTTATAGTTCAGCCCGGGTAAAACACCAGTTTTTTTAGTTTCTATTTGCAACCCACTTATTATTACTCTTTTACCATTCGTAATCCTGAATAAAGCATCTGGATAGTAAGTATTTCCATAACTCGATTGAGATGTAGATGTTATCTTCGCATCAGGGTCGAATACTAAAGATATACTTTCTCCCTGTAAGTCTATATGCACCTGTGAGTATATTTTATACTGTCCTGAAAATAATATAGTCTTCCCTTTATTAAGGTACAGTGTATTATAAATCGCAGTTGCATCATCGGTAACTCCGTCTCCCTTTGCACCAAACTTTTCAGGCGTTACAATCTCAACTGAATCTCTTAAAACATCTAATACCATCCTTTGGTAATCTCTCCAAGACTTTTGTAGTGTCTGTGAGTAGATTAAGAATGGGAAAAGAACTATTAAGATTAGTTTTTTCATTCTAATTTTCCACGTTTAATTTTTAGAGTTCTTTTCTTTGCCTGCGTCTGTGTTGAGACTAATTTAAACTTATCACTAATAGCCCACGCATCTATTGGTTTGAATCTATAAGTAGCAGGTGGACTTGTGATGGTTAAGACGACAGCATTCCCGTCATCTCCTTTCAATGTTCTGTATGCCCCTATTTTTGCATCGTAAACCTGAACATTTAGGTTTGCAGTAGTCCACGGGGTATCAACCGTAACTGCAATTGGATGCAAATATCCTAACGTAATTACACTTGAAGTCGTTCCGTTAGAATCTATTGTTGCTGTAACCCAATCCTGTGCGAATACCGATACAGAAAAGATTAAGATTGCAAATAGTGTTTTCATTTATTTCTCTCCTTTTGGTTGTTTCTCTGGTGCTTTTTGTTGTAATTCTTCAAATTGCTTAATGTATTCATCATATTGTTCTTTTGTTATACTTCCATTTTCAAGTGCTTTTTCTAATGATAGATTAAAAGAAGCTACCGATTTCCCATACATTTTTTCTTTATCTGCTCTTAATAAAGTGTTTTTTACTTTTATCAAATCGGGATCGTTTGAGTATGTATTACTTGAAAATCCAAAAGAATCTAATATCATACTTGCTATAAAGTTTGCAGAATTAGGATCACTTAATAACTCATTTCCCGTCTTCGCTGGAAATGGGACATACATATTCATTAAACTTTTTGGGACTGTGGGTCTTTGTTTATCTCTGGTTTCTCCCTTAAGATGAGCTACCACTTCTCCTGCAAATGGGGATGTCTTGTTTTCAAGGAAATTATAAAGCAAATCCATCCCATTCATTGACCCATATTCGCCAGTGTTTATTTCTTTTATCTCACCAGTAGCCCTATCTTTATACATTGGGGGCTTGCCTATAAGCAAAGGCGATAATCGTGCCGCTAAAGTTACGATGCCACCCAATCCGCCAGTATAATCAAAGGTTGTATTTCCAACTTTAATTTTCCCCCAATCACTACTTAAAGGATTCGTTTCTGCTGAACCGGGTTTTACTGCGTTAGCAATTGCTTGGATTGAGACAATACCGCCCATTATTTTTAATAGATTATAACCTGCTTGTTTTCTTACAAACGAGGTTTTCCCTATAAGAGGGTCTGTTAAAACATTAATATGACCCATTATCATTTTAGGCGACCAGATAATAGCATTGACTAATCCGGGTTTCTGGCTTCCACCAGTGTTTCCTCTTGCCGTAAGAGAGTTAATCATTTGCCCAACGGCTTCTAATTGTACCTTGTCAGTTAGGTCAACGCCTGTCGCCTTCATTATTGCAATATATTTCTGTGCTAATTTATATCTCATATAATGTGCAGTCCCAGTAAAAGCGTATTCACTTGCTCTATATCCCTTGCCAACCAATGGTACTTTGTCAATAAATTGTATATCGGTTGGGAATGCTTCCTCTGCTGTTGATAAAGCAACTTTCATCTTTTGCATTATTGGATAGTATTTGTCTGCTAACTGTTCAGCAGCTAAAACATCCATTATTTCAACACCTTTACCCTTAAGTGTATTCCCAATAATACTTAAAGATTTACCTAAAGATTTGCTCCAAATATATCTGGGAATTTCGGGATTAGTTTCAAACCTCGTATTACTTAAAATTCTTCTTGGAATAGCTGTAATAAAATCGGGAACATCGCTTGTAAATAAAGCCCTTAAACCTTGTCTCCCTATAAAACTATCATCAAATGCAGATACCATACTTTTAGAAGCATTTAACGATGCCTTAAGTATCTCGCCTGTAGTCTTTATCGGAGAACTCTTAAAATCATCTAATGTTATTTTCCCCGCCCTATGCTTAAGATTTGCTATATATTTATTAAAATAACGCTGTGCCAATCCCCAAGCCATTTCTTCTGGTGTCTTGGGTTCGTTCAGTTCACTTCTTATCGAATTTTCTACTTTTATTTTTGTATCTTCAATGTTTTTAGATAAGTCAACAATTTGTTTAATTTCCTTATCAGTAATCGCTTCTCCTAAATATTTTTGAATATTATTCCATCTATCTCTTTTGTCCTTTAATTCTGCCTCTAATCTCTGCTTTTCTATATCAGTTGGCGGTAATTTTTTCGTTGGTTTAGTAAATTCGCCTCTGTTAATTTTATCGTCAATCTCTTTTATTCTATTCCGTATTGCTGTTTTTGATTTACTTAAAGTTTCCTGTTCTGTAATACCTAAATTTTTTAATTCATTTTTAAGTTGTTCTTTCAGTGCCTGTAATTCTTCACTTGGAGTAGTTTTATTTATAGTTCTTTTTTGTGGCAATTTGCCTGACTGTAAATCTTCAATCTTAGAGATAAGCACCATTTGTTTTCTAAGGTCAGCAACTTGTTTAGTTAGTTCATCTCTGGTTTTTGTAACTTCTTTGCCATATCCAGAAAGTGCATTTCTAATATCTTCTTTTGTTATCCCTTTAATTTTATCGCTTACTTCTGTGTAGATAGCATCAACTATTTCCGCAGCATTAGTTATACCTTCTTCTGCATAATTTTTTAATAATTGCCCCATTATCTTAACTGCTTTGCCACTTAAAGGAACTCCGGCATTAAGATTTGCAGTTTCTTGGTATAATTGTGCGTATAAATCGCTTCGTTCTGTTTTTAACTGTTCTTTTGTATAACTTCTTTTCTCTTTTCTTATCTCCCTTTGCGCTTTTTTAAGTGCCCTATCGGATTCAAGATTTTTTATTTTATCTTCCAGAGTTTTAATTTGTTGTTCAAGTTCTGTTAATTTTTTAGCTCTCGGAGTTTTATTTTGGGTTTCTATAATATCTTTAACTGCTTTTACTGGTGAATAGGGGTCTTGTCCTCTAAGAGATTGTACAAATTGTCCTGCCCTTGTTGCTTGTTCTGATAAATAAGACGAAGTAGCAAGTTCTTTGATTAGATTAATGTCCTTGTTCTTTATAGCATAAGATTCTAATCCTTTATAAACAAATCCGGGCAATAAATCACTTGGTGCTTCTTCTTGTCCTAATGCAATTCTTTTAGCTCTCTCAAAATCATTCGCAATCATATTAGAAGCGGTTTTAATCTGTGGGTCGTTTTTCAATACTTCATAATCAGGCAAGTTCTTTATGCCTTCAACTATATCAGATTCAATCGCTTTAATTTCGGTAGTTTTAGACAATCCCCTTACTTTAGTCTCACCAGTCCCTTGATTTACTTTTTCTTCTTTCCCGCTTTGGAGTATGCTATTGCTACTGCCTGTTTCTGGGGGTAGCCCTCCTTTATCAGTTTGGAGACGTTGCTCGATATTGTTTTCTGGGATTTTCCCTTTTTGAGTGGCATTTTGTACCTCGTTAGTTGTTGGTTGTTCAATTGGTTTTACTTCTGGCGTTTCTACCGTTGGTGTAGTCTCAGCAGGTTTCTCTGTACCTTTCTCGAAGCGATTGGGAAACGCTTCTTCCATTGTCATTATTTTCCCGCCAACTCCTCCGACCTCTTCTTCGTAATATTTGGGTTTACTTATAATTGCCTTTTCTCCATATAGCTCTTTTGCTCTGGCAATGGCTTGTTCGGGTGTTTTCCCGTGTACTTTTGTCCTAATTCCACCCATATAATTTTCTGTGGGGGCAATCCTTGTGTTTTTTTGTTGTTCTTTAGTCAATCCCTTTACATTTACGCTTACTTCATATCCTCGTCTAATTTGAGTGCCTTTGCCAGTGTTTTTAACTTCGTAAAAACCCCTATCTTGCCATTCTGTCGTTTCTTTCTTAATCTTAGTCTCTGGTGTTACAGGTTTTACTTCTGGGGCAACTTCTTTAGGTGTCTCAAGTGGTTTCGCCTCGCTCTTAGGAGGTTGTCCTTTTATATTAAAAGCATCGTAGTTTATTATTTCTATTTTATCATTATCCAGTGCAACGGCGTCATAACCTTCTTTTTTAAGATATTGGTAAAGTTCGGCATCATTTTTTATGTTATGTTCTTTTCGGAAATATATATTATTAACTTTCCAACCATTAGCAACCTTTAACTCCTTGTTAGGGGTCATTTCGACTATTGTCTTGCCAAATTGTTCTGCATAATCTTTGAATGGGGATATAAAAATTTTATCACGTTTTAATCCAGAACGGTTGCCGGATGTTAACTTTTCAGCACTTTCTTTTGAAGTACCGTGATAAAAAGTATTATTTTCTACATTTTTTAATTCTACCGTTGTTTCACCGAACATTTTATCTATTTCGCTTTTAGTCTCTGGTGTTACCGGTTTTACTTCTGGTGCAACTTCTTTCGGTGTCTCAAGTGGTTTCGCCTCTGGCGTTTTAACCTCCGGAGCTTTAACCTCTGGATTTAAGTCAGTTAATTTGTCTAATCCTATATCGCCAACATTTAAGGTTTGCTTAATATCGTTTGGTTGCTTTACCTCTGGGGTTTCTACCTTCGTTTGTTTAGTTGGCTTTACTTCTGGGGCAACTTCTTTCGGCATCTCAAGTGGTTTAACTTGTTTAATTTCGGGTAAAACTTTATCTATATATTTCATTGCTTCACGATGACCCTTGCCCATAAGGAGCAAACCACCAACTTCGGTAATTAAATTATTTATTTTTTTGCTTACATCATTATCCTCAGGTAAAGGCAATCCTATCGTATCAAAACCTTTTTTAACTAATTCCGAAGCTTGTTTTATTGCTTCAAAAGGTAGGTTCATCGTTTGTTCTAAACCTTTAGCAACTTTTTTGTCTAAAGGAGTAGATTCTTTTAACCCACCAGTGGCAGCACCAAATAGGGCAGTGAATGGAAGCATTACCGATTGCAAACCACCGCCTAAAATATCAATTACTCCGCTTAACTGTTTATTTAGGTCTCCAGTTGGGTTTCTTATTCCTCGATGAAGACCTTGACCTAACTCTCTGCCTCCTAAACTAACTTCATTATAAGCTTTAATTATAGGAGAAGTAAATCCTTTCCATATCCCCTCTAATATAGAAGTTTTAGGTTGTTGTATATTACTCATCCGTGTAACAGGTGGCGGAACTACCGGTGAAGCTACCGGCTGATTTATAGGAACTCCATCACTCGTGAACTCTGATGGAGCATAATAAATTTCATCTTTACGCTTTTTATTTTCCAAAGCACTACTATCAGGAAATTCAGATGGGGCATAATAAAATTCATCTTTACGCTTTTTATTTTCCAAAGCGCTACCATCAGGGAACTCTGATGGAGCATAATAAAATTCGTTTTTGGGTCTCTGTTTTCCCATTATTTTATTTTCCCTAAATCATATTTCATAGTTGGATCAAATCCATAATCTTTAATAAAAGCAAACCTTTGTGTCTGAAGCCAAACGCCATCTTTTTTGTCATTCTTATCTTTTATATAATTCTTGTAAATTGTTCCCCATAACGATTCTGGTTTACCTCCAAGATGTTCTTTGTAGTAGCTATAATCATCCATTGCTTGCCCGCCGTTAGATTTCAAATAGTTGTCTAATTCAGCGTTCTTATTATCAATTGCTTTCCGTACCTCATCTGGTGTGTAATAAGCTACTGGTTGACCGAGTTTATCATAAATTTTATATTTACCATTATCATCTGGGGCGTGAGAAAGTAATCCTCTTAATCCATTAAGTTCCTTTACTTTATCTTCTAAAAAACTTTTTGCAATAGGGTCTAATTTATCCTCTTTCTCGCCTGTCTCAATATTTATCTTTTGTTGTTTGAATGTATGAGGAACTGATTGTCCAACAATTTCATTATTTTTCTTCGTTAATTGAACTGTATAGTCGTTTGGATAATTTTCATATCCTTTTATTGTATTAGCTTTTACAACTTCAAAAGATGTTTGAGTATCGGGCTTTTCTGCTACTGGTTTTGTCCAGTCAACACTTCCATCGGGATTTTCTAAATATTGATTTCCATTCCATTCTTTGTATTTAACTTGTTTCGGTGCAGTTAGTTTATTATAATATTCAATGGCATTCTGATTTGTCGGGGATAAACGGGAATAAAGATTGAATTTATCCTCTGTCGTCATCGGGGCTGTTTGAACATCTAAGGGCGCGTATTGTCCTCTATAACTTGCTCCCGTAACTTTTTGCCCGCCTATGATTTGAGACATTATCCCCTGCTGTTCCTGTTGTGCCTTTAATAACTCATTTCTTTTGCGTTGTTCTTCCTGTTGGTCTAAACCAAACTGAAATGTTCTTCCAAAAGTTTGTGGGAAGGTAGAATTTGCTCCCCTTAAAAAGAAATCGCCGAAGTTTGCCATAGTTTTATCCTTAGTTAAATCCACCGCCAGCTTTGGCAGCACCGAATAAATTACCAGCCCATTTAGAACCTAATCCGCCTAAGAATCCACCGCCTAAAGCACCTACTCCCATTCCTAAAACTCCGCCTAATACATCGCCAAAACCTGTCTGCTGTGATTTCATCTGTTCTAATCCTAAAAGCTGTGAAATGGCAAAGTTCTGGTCTTCTAATTGTTTCGTCATTACTTGGTCGTTTATCTGTGTTAATGCGTCTGATTCGGTTCTGTAAGCATCATTTATCTGATTCGCACCCACACCTCTAAATCCAGATTGTGCGTTTTGTTGTAAAATATTTCTTACATTCCTGTCGGTACTCATTCCCACTCTTCTTTGTGCATTACCAAATAATTGGTCGAAAAGCGGATTACTCCCGTACATTTTTTGTTTGAGAAAATTCTCAAGATAATCGTATGATGCCATTTTATTCTCCTTTTATTCTATATAAACATAACCGCCATAGATGGTAGTCAATGGGTTTGTTGCCCAAGTTGGCTGTACGCCTTTAATTTCAAAATAATCACCTGCCGACATAGCGATACTTAAACCAGTGTTTGAAAAAACTCGTTCATTGGTACTAACAGATAATGTTGCTATTAAATAATCGGTAGTATTATTTACTCTGATATAAAGACTCCAGGATTCATTAGTGCCAGCAGTTCCCGAATAACAATAAATTTCTGCAATCTTAATAGTCCCAGCTTTACGAATATAAACTTTAGAAGTACCTGCTACGGTTACAGGTGCTTTAGGTAATGTTCCGAAGTAAACAGTTTGTGCATCTGTTGGCGAAGATGTTAATGCCTGAACGTTTATTGCATATCCAAGTCCGCCACTACTTGCGTGTGAATGTGAACTTATTACGCCTGTTAAAACAGCTTCGATTTCTGATTTTAATATATCGCTATTCTTTTGTGCATTACTTGGAGCGTGTACTGATTGACTATGTGTGTAAGCAGTATCATAATTAGTTTTAAGTGCTGTCGTTAGTGCCTGTTGAATACTATCAAGTGTTGCTTTGTTGCTATGGGTATGATTATTTGTGTATGCAGTATCATAGTTTGATTTTAATGCTGTTGTTAGTGCTTCCTGAATATTATCTAAAGTCGCTTTATTGGAATGTGAATGGTCTAAACTATTTGAATGTTTAAGAGAGATAGCACTTGCAATCTCTGTATCAGCTTTAACCGTTGCTAAATTAACCGCATCGGTTGGGGCGTGTGTACTTTGACTATGGGTATACGCTGTATCGTAATTCCCTTTCAATACAGTTGTCAAGGATTCTTGTATTCCATCCAGAACCGATTTATTTGTATGTGTATGGTCTAATGAATTACTATGCTTCAAAGAGATAGCACTTGCAATCTCTGTATCAGCTTTAACTTGTATTAAAGTCAAATCAGATTTAGCACTCCAAGTATTCTTCTCTGTTTGAGTTACTCTTTTGTAAGTAGTACCATCAGGAACATCATCTAACTTTCCACTAAAAGAACTACTTACCTCAGTCCATACGCCATCCTTCATAGCATATTGCTTGCCATCAGAAGGGGCAATATTCGCCTTCCCTAATATTACAGCATCTTGTTCAGCTATAACTTCGTGTATAAGCGTTGATTTAGGTAAATTCTTAGTCATTATACTTGTTGGAATATTACTTGTGAATTACTATCTACTACTTCTTTCATCCATTTCCCATTTATCATTTTATGCTTTATGTAAGTGTCCCCGCTTTTAAGATAAAAACTTGATTTGTCAGCTACATCTTTAGGATTAGGGAGTTTTTCACCTATCCCGGGTACGGATAAAAAATTATGTTTTAAGTCTTCTATTTGATTTATATCAGCCATCTCGTTTACCCTTTAGTATTGGTTTGATAGTTATTTGTAAATCTCCCCATTCTACAAATCCTGAACCTGTTAGATTCACATAAAATTTTGATGTTTCTTTTAATGAATCGGTGTCCTTTATAGGTGTTTCATATAATTTGAATCCGCTTGCATTAACACTATTTGTTGAATCTGTGTAGGTATTTGTAACTGCCGTATCCGGATTCGTGATTGTTAGTGTTATTGTTTCGTTATCCATTTTTTTATAGTTGAATCTTAATTTTCTTAATCTTACTAAAGAAATTAACTCGCCAAAGGTTTTTGTCCTTAAAATGGGAACTATATCTACTGATGAACCTGTTTCTGTGTCGGTCTCCCCTTTTCCATATTTACATACATATCCACCTTGTGAAACAAGCAAATCTCCGTTATTATCTTTTAATGAAGCATAAGGAATTCCACTCATATTAAAAATATACCAACTTCCAACTAAATAATCGTAAACTAAAAATCCATAACCCTTTGTCATATTCCCCGTAACACCGAACATATACCAAGTATCGTCTGCCATTGAAGAATGCCAAACTGTTACTCCATCTAAAGTGTTCCATATTTCAATCCCTATGTTTTCATATCCACCGTTAGAGTTGAATTTATATATTTCTCCATTCGATACAAATACATAAGTATTACCATATTTTAATAAAGCATTTGGTTCGCTACATCCAATGTTCGTAACTAATTTTACTAATCTCCAATTATCAGGTGAACCATTTGTATATATTTTACATATAGACCTTGTCTTAAATACTAAAATTCCATCTTGGTCGTCATAACTTTCGGTTATTTCATCTCCATCATCTGGAAATATGTTCCTTATATCTTCTAATTTAAATGTTGCCGGTTGTCCTATTTCTGAAAAAGCTATTCCACATTTTTCTATTTCAGATGTTTGCGTTGAGGCAAATATTGTTGTCGGTGTTTTTGTATTATCGTCTAAATAATGAAATACCGACGCATTTAAGTCGATATATTCACCCGTGGTAACTATTCGTTTAGGGTCATAACTATCAAGCAATTGATAATTACCGCCATTAAACTTTCTATATATTTCAGCTCTTTCAATCACATCATAGTCTTCACCAACCAATGGTAAGTATAAAGCAATTTCATCTTCACCACTACCACCCGGAATTGTAACTATATTTGATTCTATATAATCGCTTTGTAGTCCTTCTTTATCATAGAATACAAATAAATATTGATACGTACCTGATGGTAAAGCATTCGCACTTTCATCTACTAAGTTTGCGTGTGAATAATGTGAAAATCTTGCAGGAGTAATCCAATTTTTTACTGTCCTCTGTATATTTGATAAGACAATCCTTTCTTTGTGTAAAGTTATATATTTTCCTGCAATCGGGGCAGAAATAAAGTCTAATACATCTGAACCTAAATCTGAATCTCCTAACCTATCTGTAAAGGTAGTATCTATATTGTTTATTTGAGAATGGAAATAATAAACATCTCCATTAGCAAGTGTTCTATAAATATATCTATACAAAACTCTTGGGTCAGAACTTACTGGCATATTTATAAAATCAACCGCTGGATCAGCAGGGATATAACTAAATGGATTAGAAGGTGGACTTTTATCTCCCTTTGCAGTTACATAAACTATTGAATATTTGTAATATTTATTAGGTGTTAATGAACCAGTCCCACTTGAAGCATTACTCCCGTAAATCAGTGCTATCTCACTATCACTTGGTTTTGCAATCTCTAAATCTACTACCGTTCCTAATGAATCTCCGCTTACTAAAAATGGTGGCACGTTTCCATCTGTGAAAATAAATTCATCTGCATAAGGTTGCATCCTGTATGGCGGTGTCCCTTTATCGGTTACATCACTCCAAGAACCTGTCCCGTTTAAGGATTTTCTTAACTTTCCATTTATCCCCGCTAAAAGATAATTACTTCCATTAGAGGTAACAACTTCGTGTAAAGATAAAATGTTTCCTGTATCGGCTACATTTGAATTATGCCTCTCCCATCCGCCTCGTTTAAGCGGTCTGCCTAATTCTTTGTCTAATACAGCATCTTCTAATTTTACAAGTTCTTCATCTTTTAGAAGTTCCGGTGCTGTAACTTCATTAAGTTTTGTAAATCCTTTTATTTCCATTATTCGTATATATTTATAATTATTTCGGCTTCTCCCCATCCGGTTAGTGGACTTGGCTCAAATGTTATTGTAGTCGTACCTGACTGCGTCCATCCAAAGTCGTGGTTATTAACAGCAGGTTGTACCCAATTAACAAATTCACCGTCGGGGGAAGTAATTACAATTGATGAAATATTATTTTGTACTGTCGGTGTGGTAGTCCATCCTGTTGAGAATGCTATTTCATATCCGCCAGTATCGTCAACTCTTATTCTTATTCTTTTCACGGCATCATCCAGTGAAGTGATTGTTGTTGATGGACTCGTTGAATAAACTTCATATCCCAGTTCTTCATTAAGTCCGCCTAAATTATAGTTTAATGTATCTTCTACTGAAAATTGTCTTGATTCTCTTAAACTCTTTAATTCTTTTTCGTATAAAGGTAGATAATCAGGAAATATCTGTGATAGCATATGATAGATTATCGCTACACTGTATCTGTTTGGAAGCACTAAATTCCCTGAATAAGCAACTCCATTAAACGAACCCCAAACCTGTGTAGCACCTAATGAGGGTTGATAGTAAGATAAATCGGGATAATAGACAATAGTTAAAGTCCCACTTGTAATAGGGCAGTAAATATAAGGTATATGTCCTGAAATTTTAATTGCATAAAAATATCCGCTTTGGCTCATTACTCCCTGTTTTTCAGCCCATTCAATCGGTTTTTCTACTAAAGAAGTTGAACCTACATAAGCGTGTTTTTGTTTCCCGAATGTAACAGGTAAAGCGTATAAATTAGAAGTAGTTCCCAAAGCTATATCTTTAGAACTCTCTACTACCGATAGTCTTCTCTGAATGTCCTGTTGTGCTGCGGAAATATACCAAGCAATTTCTTTTTCAGGAATTATCTCTGCTTTTTGCTGTCTTTGTCTGCTTAATCTTTGATACCTCATTAAAAAGGTATCTCTAATCTCTTGTACATTCATAATTTACTCGCCATTTCTAAAAATAGTTTATAAGCACCATCTGCCTCTGCTCCTCTTAAATCTTTTCTTAATAGGAATGAGAATGCGTAAACTATTATTGGTTCGTGTGTTTCAACTGGAAGTATCGGATTTGTACTGCCATCTATTTCTGTCGGATTTGTAAGATACACAAAGGTATAATCACCTGTTGATGCTGGTTCAAAGTAAATTTTTCTTCCTACTGTCGTTCCTGCTTTTATGTAAACTACTGGGGAAGCTCTATGCGGAGCTAAGTAAGTATTGTTCTTATCTATTAAAAATTGTGTGTCGTAGTCTTTTATATTACAAGGGAATTGAGTTTCTCCGGTAACTGTACTCCAAGTTGCATTTAATAACTCTTTGAAATCACTCGGAAGGGAAATAGCTGTCCCCGATGCACCTATTGCACTCTGTGTTCTTAAAAGAGATTTTAATGCCTGATGATAGGGATTAACCTTGAGAAGAATATTAACAACTTCCCTTTGTCCATCTGATAAAGCATTGTAACATTCAGTATCTGTCCAAAATCCGGCAGAATTTTCATCAAGCAGAGTTCTTAATCTGCTTAACATTTGGGTACTTGTCATATCTCGCCTTTAATTAAGGGGGCTTTCGCCCCCATAGTTTATTTTACTTCAGGTGTTATGCTAAGTGTAACTGTGTTTGCACTTTCATTTGCATCTGCAAGCATTCCAATGTAATAATACGGAGCTGGATATGCTTCGATGTTAAATGAAGCTCCTGCGGTTTTTGCAGAGTTTGTTAAGTCTGCAATTGAACCCGGTGCATCAACTAACAAGAATTTAGTTCCACCAGAGGTATAGGCACCCCACAATGAAATGTCAATGTTTGTTCCCGATACTGCACTTGCCTCTGCAAACAAAGAGATATATCTCTCCTGTCCATCACCTTTTGGTTTTAGGAAGTCTATTACACTTGAATAGGCGTATGTTGCTGAAGCTGCCTGTGTTACAGTCTCAAACTGTCTGCCCATTCCGTTTGCCGTTCTTTTTGTCCAAGCCATTTTATTTGATCCTTTCTTTGATGATTACTCAAAATTCGTCATCCACTGGGTTACTCTTATTCACCCAATTCTTTTTTTAATGATTCGTACTGTTTTATTTCTTCTTCGGAAGCGTCTCTACGATAGCTCCCGTCTTTCTTTAAAAGAGTTGCCTGTAATCTTCCAAACTGAATTAACTTCTCTGGGTCAATTGGCTCTTTGCCTAATTCGGTTTTTGTTTCTGAACTTCGGATTCCTGAAACTACGTGAGGATTTTCTTTTGCACTGATTCCAATTTCCATAAACCTTTTCCCAAATTCGGGGTGTGCTCTTAACTTCTCTGCAAGTTCACTGTCGTTTGTTGCAAATCTCCCCATACTGCCTATTGGCTCAAATCTTACATCATATTCGGGCTGTCCATTAACCGGGGCTCCAAATATTCTGAATCTGTTATTTACGCTTGTGAATGTGTACATACATCTCCTTTAAATTAGGGTGGGATTTCCCACCCGTTTAATTATTGATATAAGAGCCCGCCAAGTTCTTGGTTATTGACTTGTAAACCAATATCTGCTAAGAGTTTGGTTTCGGTTCTGTCTGCACCCGGAGTCTCTACATTAGCTTCGATGCGGAACTTTCTTGAACCTTTCTTATCATTACCCATATGTCTTGGAATTATCTGGTCTTCCTGGAAAATAAATCCTGCATTAGCAAATTTACCATCCATTACGGGGTCTCTTACTATTTTAACATCACCCATACCGTGTAGATATGTGTTTACTCTTCCACCATAAGAACTGTCAATTACTGAAGGGAAAGAACCTTGTTTGTCTTTTGCAATCTTAGAGATGCCATTGAATAGGTTGTTACCTACAACAAATGTTCTCTGTGTATCTCCTTTTGCAAATACCTGAGCAAAGAATGCGTCAAGTGCTTGCTCGGAAATATCACCTGAGTAAGATACTGCATTAGATGTGAAGAATCCTTTCAACCCTTTACCAATTGTTTTCTTTGTGGCGGTTGTTGTTCCTGTTGAAACTGCTACGTTTGAGAAAAGGAAGTTTCTCTCATACATAAGTTTCATTTCTTCCATTTTCTTCATCACTTCTTCATCGTGAGTCTTGCCATCTGTGTAGTTTACACCAGCTTGGTCTCTTCCTGTTGTTCCAATACCCTCGTTAAAGATTGTACAGTAGTTGTAAACTTCAACTTCCTGAGTAGTGATAGAAGTTACTTTTTCGTTGTTTTCTAAGTTCCAAGAACCAACGATTTTAATGTAAGAACCAACTGCGGATGCGTCAATTGCTGTAAGTGCAGTTGGAATTGTTGCGTGAACTTTTGTTAATGTAATATCAGTTGCACTTGCTACTGTTGAAACGAAAGCTAATTCATCGTTTGCTTCAATGTAAACTAAATCGTTTAATTTGAAGAAACTTACATTGGTACAATTTGAACTTGTGAGATTCAAATAATATGTAGATGATAAATTAACTGCGGCAGTAACTGTTGTCTGATGAGGTAAATACTCATCTTCAAACCAACTGAATTTACCGTTTGAGTTTAAAACAACTTTTGATTGTTTGTTTGAAAAATATAACCACTGCATTAGTGGTGTCTGATAAGGTTTTATTAACCTTAATACACTATCTATGTCAGGTTTCTGATTAGCAGCTAAAACGCCTGTTGCTGAACTTCTGACTGTTGATATTACGCCTGTTAAAGCCATTGTTTATCTCCTTTTGGGAATTATCTTCCCTGTGCAATTTTATAAATATTGGCTAACAGTTCATCCTCTGGCGTTGACCTATCTGTTCTTCCAACTTGATTAAATTGGGCTTGTGGTAAGTCCTCTTTGTTCTCATTGGCTTTTTTAAGTGAAGTCTTGATAGTATTATATGCTTTAGTGTTTGCTTCTGACTTAATTGCCATTGCATTCTTTTCAGCTTGTGAAGCTAATTGATAATAGGTTTTCATTTCGTTAATTAAAATGTGCGGATTCTTTTCATAGAAGCCAGCCACTTCTGGTCTAAGTTCTCCTAATTCGTTAAAGAATCTTTCAGCATTAAAGTTTAAGAAATTCTCCCTAACTTTATCAAAGTCAACTTCAGGTGGTAATACTTTTCTTGCCTCTGCTACCCAATCCACTTGCGGTGGAGGGGTAACTTCTGACTTCACTTTTTCAGTATAGTCAGCTAACCATTTCTTAAATTCATCTGGCTCTGCCACTGGGTCGGGAATAGCCGATAATTCAGGAAGTTTCTGTTTCGCCTGTTCTTTTTCTATTTGTTTAAGTTTCTTGTGGTCTTCCGCATAAGCAAGTACAATATTATGATATGCCTTCGGTAAGTCCTCAAGTATTTTCTTACCCCTATACATTTTAAGCGTGGGGTAACGCTCTATCAAAGCGTCATCAATGATAAGTTCATCGGGCTTCGATTGTTTTGGTTCTTCATTTTGAACCTCAGTTGGCTTTTCTTTTAGGTCTTCCTTTGGTTCTTCATCCTGTGCAGGAACTTCCTCTTGGATTGGTTCTACTTCAGAATTCGGATTGCCTTTAAGAAGTTCTCCTATCTGCTCGATTACAGGTGCTTCTTCAACTTGGTTTTCAACTGCTTCCGCTTGGTTGTCAACTGTTGGGTCTGCTTGCGTGTTCTCTGGCATTTTTTATTCCTTTATTTGTTGTTTTTGGTTTTGTGCTCTATAATTCAAATTAGCATTTATTCCATCTTGAAGTATGGCTGCTTTTTTAATATTTAATTCTTGTTGAGCCATTTGCTGTTGTTGTTGATTATACTGTTCAATCTGTTGTAATAATTGTTTCTTCATTCTACTGGAAATATTCGGATCATATTCTAACAACATTTGAATATAAGCGGGCATTTGCCACATTGCTTGATTAGCCCTGCCCATTTCTAATAGTTGTAAGTATTTAAATTCTTTCTCCGATGCAGTTAGTGATGCTTCGGTTACTGTTAGTTCTAATTCTGCATCTTTTAGAAAATCAATTCCACCTACTTTTACATAAACAGATTCTTGGTCTGTCTGTGAAGGCGCTACCATTCCGTTCTGATTTAATATCTGAAGCATCTCTGGTGATAATTCCGCACCCTGCACTTTTATTTGTCTTTCTACTGTATCGTATTCGCTATGTAGGAATAAAGCAAATTCACCCATCATTTGTTTCCATCTTGCAAGGTTGTCTAACATTAAGAAGGCAACTAAAGCACCTTGTTGTTTCTTTAGATTTATCGCTCTTCCGGATTCACCCGAACCTTCACCTAATCCTGAAAAACTTCTTCCACCTGCGAAATCCTCCATTAAACTCTGCATTACAGTTGCAATTTGTAACCATTGAGGATTTACCCCCTGTGCTTTAATTGCCTGCACTATGGCTTCGTTTGAATTAGAAGGAACTACTCCCCCTGTCTGTTCAATTATCTTCTTTGCCTGTTCGTAAGTCATCCCATCAGCTAATGCGTTTACATTTAACTGATAAACTGTTTTTATATCTGAACCGAAGGAATAATCTATCTGTGCTAAAAGTCTATCGTAGAATATCTGCGGACTTTTAAGCACATCCATAAAACTCCAGAAATCATCTTCATAATGGAAACATCTGAATATTTTAATAGGAAATGAGGGATAATCTAATTGTTCGTATTTAACTATTCTTGAATCTGCGAATATGTATTTATCGTAAGCTACTTCTTCTTTCTCTTCTACCTTGCCCATTTTATCAAATCCGTTAGCAACATATTTGAAGTTTGCTTTTCTTAATTCTACATCTGCTTCTTCTTGTGAGTTTAGTCTTTTCATATAAACCCCGTCCCCTAAGAAACCTAACGGGTCAGGATGTATTACATACCAATATTTTCTTGTAACTTTTTGATAATGCGTGAATACCGAAAGTATATCAAATTCACTCTTACCATTTGGGTTTTTAGTTACATAGTAGGAGTTTTTCTCTCTGCCCCAACTTCCATCGTTCTCACTTATTTCTTTACTCTCCCCATATTGCTGTTCAAATTGGAATCTATACATCCTGTCAATCTTTGCCTGCCAAAGTGCATCGGATAAATCATATTCTCTTGAGTTTATATCCCAGACTACATTCTTATAATCTAATTTTCTGAATTTTATTTTAGGAGTTATAGTCGAGTAATCTACATACGCTTCCCCAGCCCCGTATAAGACACCAACACCAGATTGGAATACTTCTGATTCTAAATATTTAAATTTAGATGACTTCTCATCGTCTCTTAGCATTAAAGTGGCTAATTCAGCTTTAATCTCATCATTTGGGTCAACTTTCGCCTCAACTTTATATTGAGTTCTCGCCTGTTTCTGTGTGGCATAGATTGTGCCGAGTTTCGTAATGGCAATCGGGATTGAATATGGCTGTCTCTGCTGATTGCGGATTTTCTTCTTTTTATCAGCATCCCAATTATCAATTTTCTGATAACGTTCATTTTCAGAACCTATTTCCCATTTCTCTGTGAAAAATGAGATTACCTGATCGTGCAGATATTCAAGGTCTGATGCGGATAGTGGTGTATTTTCAATCAAAATGTCGCCTCGTCAACTAAAATTTCTTCTTCAAAAAATGGTCTCGATACTGGTTCTTTAGGAATTTCTATATGGAAATTTGGCATCCAAAGGGAACAATGTATCATTAAAGCATAAGCAATTACTCTATCATCAAAACATTTCGTAGATTTATCTTCATCTTTCCCCTGTGCAGACATTTGTCCTCTTTCGTTACGAACAAATGTTAAACATTCACTCCAAAATTCAGTAGAATCACTCCAAAAAACCTGTTCTCTTATCCACTCATTTAAATTATTTATTACTATTACCTTGGATTGTGCAGATGTCTTAAACCCTAAATCAGAAGAAGTAGATGAATAACCTTTTGTGAATGTTTGATTATAATATTGCTTTAATTTCTTTTTATAAGCACTCACGATGGTGGTTAGTCCGTGGTTGTTCTTCTCGGTGGCAAAGAATACGTCCCCACTTAAAAATTTTGATATTTTTTCCTGTTCATCAGCGAGTAAGTCAGGGTCTATATGCCCGTGCCACTCTAAGACTACTTTCATATTTTTTCTATCAAGTACAGGGATAACTGAATAATCTCCTTGTTCTAATCCCTCAGCTACATCACAACCTGCTGAAAATCTATATTTTTCGTTTTCTTTTAAGTCGGGGTCGTAGAATAATTTTATATATCCTCTTACGTTATCTTGAAACTCTACTTTATCGCCTCTGTAAACTAAATTTCCAATTCTTGGTTTAGCTTTTTTAGAGAGTTCATAATTCCTTGCACAAATTTCATTGTCAAAAACAGGTCTTCCGGATGATATAAATGCTTCTATATCATTGAATGGGTTTTCCTGTTGCATTTTTAAGAGATTATAGTTGTATTTGTTTATTAAACGATGTCTGTACCAATTCATTTGTTCTAAAGTCAACCCATATGTCTCCATATTCTTCTTTTCTAAGTCGGTCATTGATTCTATGAATCTCTTTTTCTCATCTTCTGTCTGAAAATTCCTCTTGTATTCATCTAATTCGTACCAAGCTAAAAAAATAGGTGTAAAGTCTGATTCTCCATTCTTAACTGCCTGCCATCTTTCATAAAATTCCCCGCCAACTCCATTAGCCGTACTCTCTAAAACTATTAAGGAATCTGGAATATCCCCAACCGTCTCCATTAAAGCAGTTAATACTGCGTCTGCATCTCTCCAAAAAGCAACTTCGGTTAGTAATAAATCCTGAAAGTTGTCTGAACGACCTACTGAATCCCCACCCTCTGCTGTGAAAACCTTCATTTCTGACTCTAATTTGGAAAATGCAAGCTTTTTCTCGTTAGATGCCTGTAAACTTGGCTGTAATATGGGGTCTAAATAGTTATAGAACCTCTTTATCATATCGAAAAGGTTATTAGATGCGTCTTTAACGTGTCCAATTACCGCTGTTTTCCAGTATTTCCTCGTTATAGACCTCCAGAACCCTCTCCCGGCAAAATATGTTGAGATTCCTTCTTGTCGTGCTTTAAGAATGATGAATTTTTGTGGTTTCCCAGCTTTTATTGTGTCTTCAACTATCTGATTGACCTTCTTTTGTGCACTGTTTAGTTTGAAAGGAACAATCCTTCCATCTTTTGTCTTGATTTTTAAATACTTCTCGGCAAAAGTTGAAAAAACTTCAACATTCTCCTTTACCCATTTTTGCTCTTGTTCGATCAATTCAATACTATCATTTGATTGTGGAAAATGTAAACTCTGAATTTTACCTCAGAAATCCATAAATATATCCCATCGGGAAAGTCTAATGCGTCTTTATAAACTAAGTCAGATAAAATCATTTATTATATGCCTTTATTAACATATTAAGATACCCATCCGCATCTCTTCTTGTAGGACAGTACGGAGTTCTTATTTCAATTTCATTCCCAGCTAAGTCTTTCCTATACCCCATCCCCATATATTTCCCGTCTTTTTCCATAAACGTAGTAATAAACCCGCCATTCATTGCTGTTAATGTAATGTTCTGTTCCGACCCAACCAACCCCTCATCCCTAAATCTATCGAAGAAATCTGAAACTAATCTCTGTTTTGGAGTTAAACTCGATTTTCTATGATATAATCTCGACCCCTTTGGTGTATATTGGGGAATGAATTCGGTAATCCAAGCATCTTCTTTTTTAGTTATCAATTTATAACCTCTTTAACTTTGATTATTTTAGATTCCTGTTCCCTCTTCTCCCTCTCCATATTTCTCATTACACACTCACAAGGCATATATTGCTGTAACTCAACCATCCAACCTGCTTTCCCCGTCCCGTAACATATCTTGCACCCCTTGTCTGCATACCAACTGAAGTATCTCCGGAAATCCTCGTCCTGCTCTTCCCTACTCTTCTCCATCTGTCGCCTCTATCATTAACTCTAATTTTATCGTCTCAAGTACCCCAATTACCTGCGTTAATTGCATCTCATTCTTATCTATGAAATCATTTATTATATCATATAGTAATGATGCGTTTTTTGTGTATTCTTTCGTCTCTTCTAATGTCATTACATCTCCTAAATCTTAAATATAAAATTTAATGCTAAACGTGAATTCTAATGCTAAGCGTGAACTTTAATGTCAAGTGTGTGTGAAATCACGCTAAAGCCCGATTGCCAAAAGAACCCACCCACTCCGGGACTACCCCCCCCTCCCTTTTCTCTCAGTTCTTCCATAAATGCTCGCTGTTGCATTCTTTTTGCCTCGCCTATATCAGAATACCCCTTTTTTATGGGGATGCGCTTATAACTCATCTAATTGAGTGTTTTTATTCATTCCGTTGAGTGCCTGCCGGAGCTGGGAGGTCTGAACAGCAACCGGTGAATTTCTAAATCCTGTTCTCGGATTGCCTCGCCCTTTGTTCTTCCAGTGACCTAATCGTGTAAGCTCGGACTTCAGCAACTTATAAAGCTCTGTTCTCGTGTCAAAATTATCCTCAATTCTTGAAAGTTCATCTTTAAGCCAAATTAAGCCACCAGTTTTATTCGATGTTATATTAGCCTTCGGTAAAATTACACTGCCCTTTATAATATCCTCAACTTCTTTGATGCTTTTCA